GAGAGCTGCGGACGGTCAACGCTCTTGAAGTCGTTGCCGCTGGCCGTGGCGCACCACGCCTGCCAGGTGCTGGGCGCAGTCTCGTAGGCTTTCTGCAGGATCTTCTCGGCTGTGTTGGCCAGGATGTTTGCAAAGTCGCTGGTGGTGTGCATGCCGCTCATGCGCACGATGCCCAGGGCCACGCCTGCAAGGGTCTGGTTGTCCAGCCCGCGCACGGACACGCCGCAGCGCTCCAGGTGTTCCTTGGCGAGTTCGCGCAGGGTGTAGCCGCGCAGTTCCATGGCTCCAGGGGCGGGCTTTTCCATGCTCAGGTTGCAGCGCATGGCCAGCGCGTCACCGGCGGCAGCGGTGAACTTCTCCAGCTCGGTCTTGCCGGATTCGAGGCGTCCGCCGCCAAGGGGCTGGTTGGTGAGGGACACGAGATCCACCATCTTCATGGTGGCGTCCTCAAGGGTGGCGCATTCGCTGGCCAAAGTCTTCAGCTTGTCCTCGGACACACCCAGGCGCTTGCCGCGATCCATCAGGACCAGCACGTCCTGTCCGGACAACTCGGCTTTGGGCTGCGGAGCAGCAGGGGCATCAGTTGCGGGAGCGGCCAGTTCCTTGGCGATGACATCAGGGTCCAGGCCAGCCATGAAGACGGCCGCTTCCTGCTCCGTGGCTGCCGGGTCGAGTCCCAGCTTCTCCAGGAGCTTTTTCAGTTTCTTGTTCATACGAACCTCCATAGGCCCTTTCGGGGCAGGGTTGTTTTCCGCAGCCATGGACACGGCCGCGGTATCGTCATCTGCCCCGAACGGGCAGAAGCTGGTTTCAAACACGCTGGATTCGGTCCAGACATCACACGGGCCGGTCACGGTCTGGCCGTTGACCTGCATGGTCGCGTCCTTGGCGAGCTGCACGATCTTCTTGGCCTGCACGCCGATGGAGGCCTGCCAAGGGAACGACTCGTCAGCCAGGCCGAGGACTTCCTTGGCGGCATCGGTGATCTTGGAAAACGCGCCGGCCACATAAAAACCGTTATCGTCTCCGGACCCTTGATCGATGGTGCCGACGATCTGGTTCCGGTTGTGATTAAGCAGGGCGGGGACTTTGTCCTTGGCCAGCTTCATCCCGGAAAGATCGATGATGAACCGGCCCCAGTAGCCCCAATCAATGAGCTTGCCGGTGTAGGCGAGGATCGAGAACCGGCGCGGCGCGGACTCTTCTTCCGCAAGGGCTGCCAGTTCGACAGGCGCGGACAGGGTCAACACGCCCTCGTCAACGAAGGCTGAGAGCTGCTGTTGATTCCAGGAGGCAGTGCACCCGGCCATGGCCTGGGCTTCGGCTGCGCCGTCCTGGACCGCCTCGGCAGCGCAGCGCTTGAGAAAATCCTGCTTGGATTCACCGAGCTTTTTCTTATTTTTCTTGGACATCGCCTTCTCCTATTTTTTCTTGCGGCAGGGCCTTGGCTATGGCCGCCTCTTCGCGCGCTAACTGCTGGATCACTTCGTCAAAGTCGGTCCCCATTTCCGCACAGATCGCGCGGCGTGTGGTCACGCGCATGGAAAGTTTTTTCTCTGCGGCGGTAGCGTCCTTGGTCGGATCGACCCATGGCCAGCCGGGGGCTTGCCACGAGACCTCCACGTCATCAGGGTTCACGCTCATGCGGCCAGTAGCCCACTCGATCTCCAGCCATCGGCGACAGATCGGATCGCACCAGCTTTCAACGAGGAAGTCCTGCTGGCCTTTCCATCCGCGCCGTTCGTCCAAGGACGCGCTGCGCTCGGAAGAAAAGGACGATTCGGTGTAGTCGTGAGAGTAGTTGCCATAGCGCAGGCCAAAACCGACACTGGCATCCTTGTTGCTGCTCTTGACGTAGCCCTCGTAAGGGCTGGACGGGCGGGAGGCCTCGGCCACCTGGATCTCTGTTCCAGGGGCCAGGGTCTGGATGCGGCCCGGATCGATGTAGTCGGACACGGACCCGGACTTCTGCGGGAACTGGGCCGCGCCCATTTCCGGGAAAGGGGTCTTGATGAACACGCCAAAGGCGGATGCCAGGCGGGCGGCCACGCGCTCGCTGGCCTTGTATTCGGAGAGGTCGCGGATCTCTTCGATGAGCGGGGCCAGTCGCGAGACTCCGCGCGTCTGCGAAGCCCGCAGCGGCAGCCACATGTGCACGATCCGCGCGGCCTCGACACGCACGGAGTCAACGCCGACGCCGTAGAGGTAGTCGCCGGGATGGGCGGTCAGGATCCAGTAGGCGGCCACGTCGCCAAATTTGTCGAGCTCGATGCCTCGCCGCACGGTATTGCCGTTGCCCAGGGTGCCGTCCTTGCTGGAGTCGATCAAATCCTGCTCCAGCATCTCAACGCGCAATGGGTTGACGCGAGGGAGGCGACGCGGGTCAACCCAGAGGTTGCCGAACACTTCGCCGTCAACCCAAAGATGCCGGAGCGCCAGGCGCTGCAGGACAAGATAAAAGTGATTGATCCTGGCCCATGCGTTAAAGGCCGCCTCCTCGTTATCGAGAGGGGCCCTGGTGCGGGCGTTGACGAACTGCGGGCGGATGCCGGTGTGCACGACGTTGTTGCCGATCTTGTCCAGAGCGCCGGACACCAGCACATTGTTGCGCTCAAGGGACCGTGCGCGGGCAACGAGGGACGCGGCATCGGTGCGCAGGATGGCGTCGGCAGACTTGCGAGTGGGCCGCCAATGGGCGTTGTGGTCGGAGCCACCGGCGCCGATGTACGAGGACAAGGCGGCGCGGGACGCCGCGTAACGCAGGGCCGCCCTGGGAGCGACGGCTCCGATGGCGCCGGCCATGATGCGGGTCCAGAGGTCGGGGCGCCTCATCCCCGCCCTCCGAAAACTGCGGATGCGTTGTAGGAAGCACCCGGGGTCATCATGGCAATGCGGTGTTCGAGCTTTTCGATTTCGCGGGCGATGGTCTCCAGGGCCGCAGAGGACCTGGTCGTACTGTCGACACCATAGCTGGACCCGGATGTCAGAATTCGGTCCCGCTCAGCCTCGTACTTGGCCAGTGTCGCCTGGAGAGATACAAGAGTTGCCATGCCTTTCCCGGTTGTTGTGCTGGGGAGTTTCCGCGCAACAAATCCCTGAGCTGGCGAGCTATAGCAACCCTCTTGTTTCTACTGGTAGAAAATTTCTATGGATCAATCTTCCTGGAGGCTCTTGATGCCTTCGCCAATCGCGCAGAGCAGGCAGTTCGGATTCTGGCACCGGTGGTAGCGGATGCGCACGGATCCAGCCCACGGCATTGTTCTGCTGACAGGCAGACGCTCGGCTCCGCAGCACGGGCAGACCGCGCCGTGTTTCGCGCTGTACGAGACGCCGGCCCTAGCCGTGGTGATCACCAGCGCGATTTCGCGCGTCGCTGCATTCATGAGTTACTCCCAAACATCTGCCGCCCTCCTGTGTAGGGGTTGACCGCCGCCGACCGTGGGGCTGGCGCAGCCTGCTGCTCAATCGCCTCTTTGGCCCACATCTTCACGCCGCGCACTTCGGCACCAACCAGGTGATAGACTGCGCAGTCCCATCCGTGATTCGCTCGGCCAGACGGGCACTCCCAGTAGCCGGTCTTTTCGTCCACGTATTCGGCGCACATCATGCGCGCCCATTCTTGATCTGTCTCGGAGTGGTAGCGCCACGCGCCCGGGTCCGCAGGATCGATGGCGAGCCGGTCGGACATCATGTTTTTAAAATGGGTGACGTTGGCCCTCAGTAATCTGATTCCGCCGGGGATCTTGCGGGTCGTTCCGGGGTAGGTGTCGATCTGGGACCAAACGTATAGAGTTGACATTTTCCGCTCGCCCTTGAACGGGAAAATGAGGCCACGGTGTGCGCGGCAAAAATCATAGACGTCCGTGGTATGGTGCCCCATGGCGTCAATCAGCGAAAACTGGACCGGGTACTGCACGCCGTCGGAGTCGACATAGACGTCTTCGAACAGAACCTTGCGCAGGGCATCAAAAGCAGGGTGGTATTTATAGCTGCGTTCCTGCAGGTCGGATGGCGCTATTTTGCGCCAGTCTGCGGGGATAAAGCCCTCCCGCACACACCAGCTGTCTTGCGCAAAGCCCCATCCCCATGCGCGGATCTCGTAGAAAAACCCATTGTCCTGTGTGTCCACCGTGGCGTGCAGCACGGATACGACCCCGCCGCCAGGCACCAGCCCGCGCGGACGCTCGTCGCGCAGGGCAAGAATGGGCTCTTCTTTTCGAGCGGCGTGCAGATCCTTCCATGGCACGGCCTCATAAGCGTTCGAGAAGTCCTTGAGCTTTGTCTTGTCCTTCTGTCCCTTGAGAAACGCCGCTGCGCACTCGGACAGGGACACGAACGGCGATACCCACGCGGGGATGTGAAAACCGATCTTCTTTGGCTGGATCGCGTCCAGGGCAGCGAAAAGCCGCATGCCCCGATTGTCGCCGAGAGCCTCGTCGT